TACTTGCCGGCTTTGATTGGGACGTTCGCTTCCTTGGTATGGATTATTTTAATCAAAACGACTTCACTGGAGCTGATCTGGATATCCCGATCCACTACTGCAATCGTAGGCATAACTATAGTTCATCTGGTTTGCGTGAACGTATCAAGAAAGCTAAGTAACTCGTATAAATAAAACCGTCACGCCTAATGGGTGACACAATTAAACTCGCTTAATAGGAGAAAAATTATGTTTAAAGACAATCCTTTCTTTACGAAAGACTTCGACAATCCTTTCTTTATGAAAGACTTCGAGCGTTTCTATGTTGGATTCGATGAAGTTGCAAAGAAACTAAACTCGGCCGCAAGTCAAGCGCAAGCAGTTGCCGCAAAATATCCCCCATATAATCTGAAGAAGATTGACGAAAACAAGTATACGATCGAGCTAGCTGTTGCTGGCTTTGCTAAGCAAGATCTTGAGATCGAGATCGTGGACGATAAGCTAATCATCAAGGGCAACACCCATTCCAATGAACCTGCAGAACAAGGTTCGAATGAGGTATGGGGATGGCCTCAGATGCTTCACCAAGGGCTTGCAATGCGCCCGTTCACACGCACCTTCACTCTCTCAGATAATGTAGAGATTCGCGGTGCATCTCTTCTGAATGGTATTCTGAAGATTGTGCTGGAAGCTATTATTCCAGAGCATAAGAAGCCAAAGAAGGTAGAAATTACCGACAAAGAATATCCTTCGGATGCTGCCGAATGTGTAGCAGAAGGCAAGGTAAAGTAATATAAAAAGATGGGGGCGAAAGCCCCCATCAATCTATTATCCCCAAGCGAAGTATTGCTTGGTTTTCTTAAGTCTATCATCTAGACCGTGTGTTCCACCATTCACTCGCTTTGTAATCTGTGTGATTACAGCATCGGTAACACCCTTGTCTGCAATCGCAAACAAGTTATTCTTACGGAAGAACCACAGTGCAGACTCAAACGCCAATTCGCCGCACACGATATCTGGATTTGTCAGAACATCAGGACGACCAATTGAGGTTGCAAAAGCTGTATAGTTATCTTTACCAGTCAACTGGATCGGACCACGGCCACGGAACTTCCATCCGTCCCCAGAGCTTTCCGGTCCATTACCCATGCGATTGGCATAAACCTTGTTAGCAATCTTCTCAGGCTTGCGTGCATAACCTGCAGTTGAAGCGATCGTAGGGAAGTACTTCTTGAAGATACCGTTGAGTCCCTTATCCGAGTAGTTAAGGTTCTCTGAGAATACCTTGAAGCCACCTGATTCGTGTGCACACTGGCCGAAGAAGTGAGCAGCCTGACCATTGGTCAGTTTGAAGTAGTCACGTGCACCCTTATAAGTACCTGGACCCCACTTACCATCAGCGGCAAGACCGCACTTACTTTGGAGTTGAGCTAATGGATTCGAACTGGAAGCAACACTGGGACTTGCTGTTTTTGTCGGTGTGCTGGCTGCTTGACGAACTGCGGTGGCAGACGATCCAGGCAATGTTGAGGGGTCGAAATCGGCTACTTGCTTGTATACGGTCCCGCCGGCCTTAGACTTCGTAGCGATCATACGCTGCTTGCGGTTGCCGCCTTCCTTCTTGATCGAGGCGTGCACCCAGCCAGAGTTCTTGTCACCGGCTGCATAGAACTCAAGGATGACTTGGTCGAACTCTAGGTTGTCAGCAACCCAGTCGGCAACAGTCTTGTTGTCTACACCCTTGACTTCGAAGTCAATGGCTTGGCCGTTAACGTGCTGTGATGTCTTCGAACCGCCGACTGCCTTATTGACAGCAGGTGCACGATACGAAGAGTTGATTGTTACGGGTCCAAACTTAGCACGGACAGGCTCGAGGATCTTCTCGCAGCAGTATCTCATGTTCTCGATGTGTTCAGCCGTTGGTGTGTTACTTAGTCCAAGTTTCTTGGCAGTTGGAGAAACAGTCATTTCTTCCAGTTTAAAATGTTCAGTCAGTTGCATTTTTTCATCCTTTTATATGTACATATTATCGAACCCGTGTTATACTTAATATTGGCCACAAGGAGTAATCATGAATTTCTACACCAACGTAACACGGCATAAGGGTAATATTCTGGTTCGCGGGATCAAGGACGGCGTGCCGTACAAGTTCTCCACCAAGTATAAGCCGTACTTATTTATTCCTTCTAATAAATCCACCGAGTATACCAACCTAAAGGGTGAGTATGTCGGACGCGTGGACTTCGACTCTATGTACGAGGCACGTGAGTTCCTCAACCAGTACGACAACGTGAGTGGCATGAAGATCTATGGTCTCAACGACTTCACGTACATGTACATCTATGACAACTATAAGGGTACGATCCAGTATGATCCTGCCCAAATCTCTGTATGCTCTATCGACATCGAGACCAGTATTGAAAACGGTTTCCCAAATATCGAGACGGCTAACAGTGAGATCACAGGTATTACCATCGGCCGCAATGGTAAGAAGATTTCCTTTGGATGCGGCGAATATAAGGAACATAAACCAAATGTTAAATACTTTAAATGTAAAGACGAAACTGCGCTTCTCGAATCGTTTCTGGGAGTTTGGCAAGGACCTGAGTTCAGCCCTGACGTTGTCACCGGCTGGAACATCGAGTTTTTCGACATCCCGTACGTCATCAATCGCATCAAAAGAATCCTCGGCGAAGATGCAGCTCTTAGGATTTCACCTTGGGGGATTCTCAAAGAGTACCGGGTGCCTGTCCGTGGTCGTGAGCAACTAGCATACACACCGGTTGGTATCACTATTCTTGACTACATGCAACTCTACAAGAAGTTCACGTACGTCACTCGTGAGTCGTACAAGCTAGACCACATCGCCATGGTTGAACTCGGCGAGCAGAAGCTTGACTACTCCGAGTACGAGAACCTGGATGATCTTCGGCTGAATAACTTCCAGAAGTATATGGAGTACAACATCCATGACGTGGAACTTGTAGAGAAGCTTGAGGATAAGCTGAAGTTGATCGAGCTGGTCTATGCTATGGCATACGATGCTAAGATCAACTACAATGACTGTCTTGCATCCGTGAAGCAGTGGGATATCATTACCCACAACTATCTGATGGATCGCAACATCGTTGTGAATCCATTCGGCAAAGCTAATGATGGTACACTAGTCGGCGGTCACGTCAAGGAGCCTAAGACTGGTCTGAGTAAATGGGTTGTGTCGTTCGATCTTAACTCCCTTTACCCCCACCTTATCATGCAGTACAATATCTCCCCCGAGACGTTTGTTACTCGCTTGAATGATAAGGTGACGGTCGACGACCTACTTGTTGGCGGTGCAGAGAAGTTTGGTGAGTATCTTGATAAGACGAACAGCGCTCTCGCCGCCAACCTTTGTATATATTCCAAGGAGAAACGTGGTTTCCTTCCCAGCCTGATGGACCGTATGTACAACGATCGTACTCGTTACAAGAAGGAGATGATCGAGGTCAAGAAGGAGTATGAGAAGTCCAAGGACAAGAAACTCCTGAAGGAGATCGCTCGTCTCGATAACATGCAGATGGCCAAGAAGATTCAGCTCAACTCGGCTTATGGTGCACTCGGCAACAAGTACTTCCGTTGGTTCGACATCAACCATGCCGAGGCCATCACCATGTCAGGTCAGTTGTCCATCCGTTGGATCGAGAAGAAGATGAACGAGTATCTCAACCGTCTCTTCAAGACTGAGAACATGGACTATGTGATTGCATCAGATACCGACTCGATCTACATCACCCTTGAGTATCTGGTCCACTCGGTGTATCCGAACGGTGCACCAGACCAAGACATCGTCAAGTTTATCGACAATGCCTGCAAGCAGAAGATCGAACCGTTCATCGACCGTGCCTACCAGGAACTGGCCGACAACATGCGTGCCTATGCTCAGAAGATGCAGATGAAACGTGAGAACATCGCCAACAAGGGTATCTGGAAGGCGAAGAAGATGTACATCCTCAACGTCTGGAACTCAGAGGGTGTGCAGTACGACAAGCCTAAGCTTAAGATGATGGGCATCGAAGCTGTTCGTTCATCGACTCCTCCATCATGCCGTGACTCCATTAAGAAGTCGCTTGAGATCATCATGAATGAGGATGAGGCAACGCTTCATCAGTATGTTGCTGACTTCCGTGTCAAGTTCAACACACTTCCTTTCGATGAGATTGCCTTTACCAGTTCTGTGAAGGACATGGAGAAGTACTTCATGGCTGGTCAGTTCCAGTCTGGCTGTCCCATCCACGTACGTGGGGCCGTGGTCTACAATAAAATTGTCAAGGATCTCAAGCTTCAGAATAAATATGAGACCATCGGCTCAGGTGAAAAGATCAAGTTCGCTTATCTTAAGAAGCCGAACCCTACTAAGGAGCATGTCATCTCCTGTCCATCTACACTCCCGAAGGAGTTCGGTCTTGAACCATTCATCGACCGTGAGTTGCAGTTCGACAAGGCATATATCAAACCCATCGAGTCAATCATCAACACTATCGGTTGGCACGTAGAGAAGCGTGCAACACTGGAGGATTTCTTTTCATGAGTATCACAGAACTAGAGGACTTTGACTTCGGCTTTACTACTATGGCCGAAGAAGACATCAAGGCGGAAGGCGTTGAGAAGGCACATGCTATGTACGATGCTATCATGCCACTGCTGAAGAACCTGCAAAAGGATGCAGACAAGAACCCTATCATTAATTGGCCAAATCGTGGGGCCAAGATCGATCAGTTTATTACTAGACTGAATAAGATTCTTGCATCTTAACTATGTACATTATTCATATTTCGTGCTATACTAATAATACAAGGAGGACATATGTCGGATTTATTAAATAAACTTCGTAAGAATACAACAATCAAGGACTCAGATATCCTAGCAGACTCTAAGTTCTTTAATGCCAAGGACATGGTACGTACAACCGTGCCGGCAATCAACATTGCGTTGAGTGGCAAAATCAATGGCGGTTTTGTGCCCGGTCTGACCATCTGGGCCGGTCCATCAAAGCACTTCAAGACCTCGTTCAGTCTCTTGATGGCCAAGGCATACATGGACAAGTACTCGGATGCAGTCATGCTCTTCTATGACTCAGAGTTCGGTACTCCTCAAGCTTACTTCGACTCGTTCGGCATCGACACATCTCGGGTTCTCCATACTCCCATCACGGATGTCGAACAGTTGAAGTTTGATATTATGCATCAGTTCGAGGAGATCAAGCGTGGTGACCGTGTCATCGTGGTGATCGACTCGGTCGGCAACCTTGCATCTAAAAAGGAAGTCGAGGATGCACTGAAGCAGAACTCAGCTGCTGACATGACTCGTGCAAAGCAACTTAAGTCTCTGTTCCGTATGGTCACACCTCACCTTAACCTTAAGGACATTCCTCTGATCGTGGTTAACCATACCTATCAGACTCAAGAGATGTACTCGAAGGCTGTTGTGTCTGGTGGTACCGGTATCTACTACTCGGCTGACAACATCTTCATCATCGGTCGTCAGCAGGAGAAAGACGGTAAGGACATCACCGGTTATAACTTCATCATTAATGTTGAGAAGAGCCGGTTTGTCAAGGAAAAGTCCAAGATTCCTATCGAGGTATCATGGGACAAGGGCATCAGCAAGTGGTCTGGTCTCATGGACATGGCTCTAGAGTCTGGTCACGTAATCAAGCCGAAGGTTGGCTGGTTCCAGCGTGTCGACATGGAGACCGGTGAGATCCTTGACAAGAACTACCGTATGGCTGATACCTATGACTTCAGCTTCTGGCATCCAATCCTTCAGTGCCCTAAGTTCAATGAGTACATCGAGAAGAAGTATGCCGTTGCTGCAGGTGCTATCATGCAGGGTGAAGATGCAATTGAAGATTTGGTACTAGACGAGGACGATTGATGAAAATAGAAAACGTTATCTTTGGAAATCTTGTTAATAATGAGGAGTATGCTCGTAAAGTAATTCCGTTCTTGAAGTCTGACTATTTCACTGATAATGTTGATCGTACCATCTTCGAACTGGTCGAGTCGTATGTTGCTAAGTACAATACCTTCCCTTCTAAGGAGGCGTTGAGTATTGACCTTAGCAACAAGACTGGTCTAACCGATGACCAGTTCAAGAGTGCCGAAGGCATTATCTCTGAACTGGCCAAGAGTGATGATCGTGATATCACATGGTTGATTGATTCCACTGAGAAGTTCTGTAAGGATAAGGCTCTTTACAATGCTCTCATGGAGTCGATCAAGCTGGTCGATGACAACCAACGCAAGGACGGTATCTCTGTGGGTTCTATCCCTCAGATCCTGACCGATGCGTTGGCTGTGTCATTCGACCAGAACATCGGCCACGACTTCCTTGACGACTCTGACTCACGTTACGAGTTCTACCACCGTACCGAGGTAAAGATTCCTTTCGATCTGGACTTCTTCAACAAGATCACGAAGGGTGGATTGCCTCGCAAGACACTCAACATTGCTCTTGCTGGTACGGGTGTGGGTAAGTCACTGTTCATGTGTCACTGTGCTGCCGGTAATCTGATGGCAGGTCTCAACGTCTTGTACATCACCATGGAAATGGCTGAAGAGAAGATTGCCGAACGTATCGATACAAACCTACTCGGTATGACTACAGATGATCTTCGTGACCTTCCTAAGACAACCTATGATACACTCATGGGTCGTGTCAAGCAACGTGCCAAGGGTAAGTTGATCGTCAAGGAATATCCGACTGCATGTGCTGGTTCGGCTAACTTCCGTCACCTTATCAACGAGCTGAAGATCAAGAAGAACTTTGTTCCTGACATCATCTACATCGACTACCTGAACATCTGTACGTCATCACGTATCAAGGCAGGTTCTAACGTCAACTCCTACACGATGATTAAGGCTATTGCCGAGGAACTTCGTGGTCTGGCTGTTGAGTGTAACGTTCCTATCGTATCGGCTACTCAGACAACTCGTACTGGTTACTCGTCGTCTGATGTCGGTCTTGAGGATACGTCAGAGTCGTTTGGTCTTCCCGCTACCGCGGACTTCATGTTTGCCCTGATCTCGTCTGAGGAACTTCAACAGCTCGGTCAGATCATGGTTAAACAGCTGAAGAACCGTTACGGCGATCCTTCCATGCACAAACGGTTCGTCATCGGTGTCGACTACTCTAAGATGAAGTTGTACAACACCGAGGAGTCTGC